ATCAATGGGTGAACGCTATTAAAAATGTGATGAATAATTACGAACTTTGCAGTAGGGCGGCATTTGACAGGGCAGAGCAGTTAAGGCCGCATGATAAATTAATAAACTTTGAACAATGGGTAACTACTCTTTTACAATAGATTCGCAAATCACAGAGGTAAGCTATGCGGAGCCGGTAACTCTTGCAGAAGCGAAACTATACATCAGGGTAAGCCATACAAGCGAAGATGCACAGGTATCGCAGTTGATTAGTTCTGCCCGAAAGATAATCGAAGATGCTGCAGGTATAAGCGTAATAACAAAGCAGGTGAAGGTATGGTTCAGCAACAAAGGAGGTGCCTATCAATTGCCATACGGCCCTATCACTTCCGATATTACCTTGTACGATGATTACACAGGTACGATACTGACCGACAAAAGAATCATAGGCGGTAATTATCCCCGTATTACTTTTCCACAGATTGAGAATATGAGAGCCGAATATACGGTAGGCTATACCCATGTCCCTGCTGCTTTGAAATTTGCCATTCTTGACCAGGTGAATCATATGTACGAAAATAGGGGGGCAGGTGCGGAAGGTATGGGCATCTGTGAGAAAGCATGGAGAGCGTGTCAGCAGTTCACCCGTCAATCGCCAATACTATGAGGTTAAAAGGCACAAGACCGAATTATCTGTCCGCAGAATTACTGCATGAGCCAATTGGTGTGTTACAACCTACACAGGTGAGCGATGGTGAGGGGGGTTATACGGTTACCTATGCGAATACTGCCACAATTTGGGGTATGTTTATTCCGCTTGGTGATAGCCGTTCTTTAATTGCAGCGCAGGTAAGTTACACGGCATCCGCTACTGTATTCGTGCGCTACCCCCTTACAATCGATCAAACCTACAGATTAGAGATAAGCGGTGAGCAATACACCATCCATTCTATAACGAATGTGGAGAATAAGGATGAATATTTGGAAATACAAATCTTTAAGTAATGGCCGAATTCAGCATGAATTTAGTGGGGGGCAAGGCGGTTAGAAAGATGTTTGACATTGCTGCTGAACGTATGGGTCCAGGTCTTAATAACTTGATGTCGCAATCAGCATTGAGTATTGAACGCAATGCAATTCGGCTCGCACCTGGAAACTTTGGTAAATTACGGCAAAGCATAAAGCACAACATAGGTGAGCCGTTGATGAAATCTGTTTATGCAGATATTGGGTATGCTGCTTATGTAGAGTTTGGCACAAAGAAAAAAGCAATGACCCATCCGATACATAATGGGTTCGCTGCTTATGCTGCACAATTCAGAGGGAAGGGTAAAGGTGATTACGGGGATTTGATACTTGCTCTTTTAATGTATGTAAAGCGTAAAAAATTAGCAGGAACTTACAAAGTAAAATCAAGAAGAAGGGTAGGTAATAGAGATCAAAGATTGTCGGAAGATTTGAGGGTAGCTGAAAGAATGGCCTACTTTATACTTAAAAACGGCATCAAGCCACAACCATTCCTTATCCCTGCCTATCTTGACGAAAGACCGAAACTGATTAAGCGGATTCAAAACTTGTTGCGCAAATGATAATGAAAAACCCTGCCATACCGATTAAACAATGGTTAGTTACTCAACTGGCTGCCTATACCTACATTGATGTTTACGATGCAATGGTGCCTGCAAATGAGCCGGCTGAATACATTACCATAACAGGTAGAACATCCGGGCAGGAGGAAGGGAAGGAAGGGTATATCAACATGGTTTCCGTCAACATAGATATAACAACGAAAAGTAGTAACTTTGGCTTCAAGAGGGCGGAGCAAATAGCGGAAGCGGTAATGGGTGCGATAAATAGTGATACGGTGGTTGTGTTACCTGTAGGATGGGATTGTAAGAATGTGGTATTGGCATCGGTAACTAACTTGGAGGACTTGGATCCATTTGATAACACTTTTCGTGTAATTTTGCGGTATGAATTTATAATTTCACAAACACAATAAATATGAGTTACACTTTTGTAAATGCGAGGGACATCATCCTTCAACTGGATTTCGACAGAAACGGTAGTTTTCAGACCGTTGCCTGCCTTACATCAAACTCAATGGAGATCACCCGTGATGCCATTGATGCCGATAGTAAGTGTGGAGATGAGCAACTTCCCGGTAATTCCGTAAGTCAGACAATCAGTTGTAGTGGAAATGCCATTGACCAAACAGGTAGCGGTAGCCGTGAAAGCTATGACCGTTTGTATTCCATGCTCGTTAACCGTGATTCTATTCCTGCCCGTTTTGGCCCTGCTTCCCCTGTATCCGGCGACATCGTGTATAGCGGTAACATCTTTGTTACTTCGCTTTCATTGGATGCAACTGACAAAGACCTGCTGAAATTCGATGCGGAGTTCCAGGTACAGAATGCTCCACTTACCCAAACCAAGACCTACTAATTTATGCCCGTAGCATTTGAGTTAAAAACATCAACGGGCATTGTTAGTTTACTTTGGAATAACTGGGCGATGCACCGATTCTGTGAAATGAATGGCAACTTGCCAATAGGTAAGATGTTGGAGATGTACGATGGCCAATCCTTAACCTTCAAGCACGTTATCACAATGGTGCAGGCGGCAAGTGAGGGAGCTGGCAAGGTGATAAGCGAAAGGGAAGCATCGCAGTTGATTGATGAAGGTGGTGGGTTGCAGTTCACAGGATCGCAGGTGTTAGAGTTCATTCAGTACACTATGAAGGCAATGGTGCCGGATGTACCTGCTGATAAAAACGCACCGGAGGAAGAAAAAAAAAGTTAAACCACCGGGATAAGACCTGGGATGAGGTTATAATTCTCGCCATTGAATCGGGCCTAACTATTGAGCAGTTTTGGGCTATTCGGTGGCGAGATTTTTTATTATATCGCAAAGCGTATGAAGCGAAGCAGTTGGCTGAATGGCAGAGGGCAAGGTTGATAGCATATGTGATGTACTGCACCAACACCGACACGAAGGGTCGCAAAAGCATAACAGATTTCTTACCTTTGTCAACAGATGAACAACCGGATAGAGGGGAGAGATTGACACAGGAACAGTTCATAGAAAATATGAAGAAATTATCAGAAGCATTAAAATAAAGCAATGGCACCGGAAAAACTCGAAATATTAATTAGTGCTGACAATAAGAAAGCCATTGCAGCCATTAAGGAAACTATCCTTTCACTTGATGGGGTGGAGAAATCAGCAGGTAATAGTGGTAAAGGAGTAAAGAAGTTAGGTACTGACTTTACTGGAATGAGTAGAGTTATTCAGGATTTGCCGTATGGATTCAATGCTATCTCAAACAACTTAACTCAATTAGTTCCTGCTGCCGGTGCTGCCGGACTTGCCTTTTCTGCACTTGTCGCAGGATTATCATTTGCTCAAATAGGACTATCTAACTGGACAAGGGGATCGAAGGAAGCAGATGAAGCAATGCAAGCATCTACTAAAGCATTGACTGAATTTAATGTTCAATTACAAAACTCAAAGAATGATTTTGCAGCAGTACGGGCAGGAGTATTAAGTAAAAAAGAAGCACTTGACAGATATAATGATACTTTAGGTAAGTCAGTAGGTTATGCCAAAAGCATTGAAGAAGCAGAGGCATTAATGGTTAAGAATACTGCTACTGTTGTTCAAGCTATGAACTTACGTACACAGGCGCAGTTGTTTCAAGCAAAGTCAGCAGAATTAACGGCAAAATTAACAACGGGGGAGATTTATAATCTTTCCTTAATGGAACAAGCATTAGTAGGTATAAAGGGTTCACTTGGTGGATTGGGTAGTGTAATGAAAGTAGCAGGTCAAGAAATGTCAACTCGCTTTACAGATGCCAATGCACAGATAAAGCAATTTGATAAATTAAGTCAAGATGCACTTACTAAAGCAATTGAGTTAGAAAAGGGATTATCAGGTACTCGAACTGCACCTACTAATGTCGGAGGAACAAAAGTAGAAAAGCCAAAAGTTCAATCATTAAAAGAAGAAAATGCAGAGTTAGAAAGACAGATACAAGCATACAAGAATTTGAAGTTCGCAATGATGGGGCAAGGGACCATCATGCCGGAAAGAGAAAAGGGAAAAGACCTAACCAATCTTAAACTAACTACACAGGGTAATTCAGCACTCAATCAGGTAATGCTGCAACGTAATCAGATAGAGGAACAAAGGGTTGCTAATTTAGAATTAGCCAATAACCTTACCAATACTGCTATGAATAGCTTGAATGGACTTGCCAATGCTATGATGAACGGGCAGAATATCGGTCAAGCGTTGGGTGATATGTTCAAGCGGTTAGCTATTGACATCGCACTTGCAGCAGCGAAGGCGGCAATATTTCAGGCGATATTATCAGCAGTTAGTGGTGGTACTGCGGGTGGTGGGAAAGGTGGGTTTTTAAAAGGTTTTGGCAAACTTCTTGGTTTCTCCGAAGGTGGTACCGTTACAGGCCCCCGTTCCGGTTATCCCGTAATGCTTCACGGCACAGAACACATCGTAAGACCCGACCAAATGCGGTCAATAATCGCATCCGCATCGCAGATGGGTGGAGGAAATAATAGAGTGATAGTTGAAGGTAGAATATCAGGAAACGACATCTTTATAAGCCAAAAAAGAACAGGCACCTTTAGAGCATTAACAACTTAACATGAGCTACGGCAAAAAATATACCCTACAGGCAATAAGCAAATCCGAACTAACCTACACGGCTGAAATTTGGGAGAAAGGATAT